ATGGTAGCAAGGTTGCTCCCGTTGCGGCTAAGTTCCGGCCGCACGAGAGAAAAGAGGAGAGAAGAGAGTAGAGTGAAGACACCGGCAAAGGAACCGCCGGCGTCAGAGTGTGTGTATAAATGTGTCGAGTGTATTTTTGATCTCCTGGTCATTTTTGGTTACAGACCAGTCTCGCTTGAAAAAGAGATTGTGAAGGCGTGTATTCGTTGGAACAAGATGACTGAGCTGTGCGGCGGCGACTGGGTCGCCGTCGCGAAGTACAAGCTCGCATCCTTCTACGTAGTGCATGCAGCCGATGAGGGGCAAAAGCCCCTACTGCCGCGGCGACCTTTTGAGGCCGCCGACCAACCGAAGGTCTTGGTTGGAGGAAGAGCTGGGCGATTCATCACTAGCTACCTGAACCGAAAGCATCATACCGAGGAGGAGCGTCTAAGTTTCCTGACGTCCATCCTGCAGGCCAAGAAGGGTTTCCCCCGTCCTGGCAAGCAGAAGGTAGAGGCTACGGTGAAGGAGTTCGTTGAGACGATCACCACTGTCAAGGAGCAGGCTCGGGGAGCCTGCCTCTTTCCCACCTGGGGAGACGTCCCCGCCAGCGGCTTTGCCGCCAGCGAGGCGTTCCTTAGCGTGGATTCCATGAAAAGGCAGTTAAGACGGACAGTGCGGGAGGTATTCGGAGACGTCGCGTACACAGATGTGGACCGCGTCAGACCGTTTTTCCCCAGCACGTCCGCCAATTACATCAACTCGCGCTCCAAGGGCGGCGCAGTTGGCACATTGTTGAATGACCCCACAATCTTGAGCGGACTGAGACGTCCTGGAGGATTTTTGGATATTAGACGTGAGCTAGATAGAAAGAATTTGCCTGAGGACGAGGACAGAGGCGAAGCAGATGAGGCACTGGACTTGGAACAGCCCGCCATGATGGAGACTTACCGGATCCTCTGGTTGAGAATCGCCGCCCGTGCAGTGCACGAGGCGAACGACGTCACACCAGTGGGCCTGGCAGAAGCCACTAAGGTTAGGGTTATCACCAAGGAGCCGCCCTTCCGAATGACGATGTTACGGTCACTCTGGAAGTTTGTTCACACCACACTACGAAGGCACAGGGCCTTTGCCTTGATCGGCGAGCCGGTCACCGAAGAGTTTCTTCTTGAGAGGCTGGGTCGAAACCTAGCACCCAACGAGAAGTTTCTCTCCGGAGACTACAAGGCCGCCACCGACAACCTGCACAGTTGGGTTTCCCGCACCATTGCGGAGGAACTCGCTGACTGTTTGGAGTTGGAGGAGCTTGAGAGACAGCTCCTGATCGAAGGACTTACGGAGCACATAGTGGAGGGTAAGAAACAGGCGCGTGGGCAGCTGATGGGTTCCATTGTCAGCTTTCCAGTACTCTGCATTGCAAACGCCGCCATGACGCGATGGGCGCATGAGGTCGCCACGCGCCGAATTTGGACGCTGCGGGATGTACCCGCGATGTTCAACGGAGATGACGTCTTGTTACGGACGACATCAGCTGGACGCTCAGCCTGGGCCAAGATCACGGCCTTCGGAGGGCTGGAAGAGAGTGTGGGCAAGACCTTCTTTGAGAGGGGCTACGCCAACATTAACTCCCAGAACTTCCGATACGCTCCCGAGGACCCCACCTACGTGTACAACACACGTCGGCGGAGCCCCGAGGAGTACAAGGTTCTGAGCGCACACAGCAGCAGTCGCATCGACATGGAGTACATTGTCAGACGCGAGTGTCCATTTCGAACAGTAAAGTTCGTGAACATGGGCCTGGTGAAGGGCCTAAAGCGTTCGGGCGCTGGACTGGGGACTGTGGACGACCCGTTCAAGTCTTTTGGGGCAAGGTACCGCGATTTAATTAGATCGGCACCACAGTGGGCGAAGGAGGCCTGCCACACTGCATTCGTAAAGGCAAACAAGGAGGTGCTGGAAAAGTGCACACCAATTCCGTGGTATGTCCCAGAGTGGCTCGGCGGACTCGGACTGACGGGGCTTAACGCCCCCTCAGACCTGGACCGTCGGATCGCTCGGATGATTCTGTACAACTGGGCCAAGAAGAGGCCAGTGTCACTGGGGAATCGGGAGGCAGGATGGGCGACGTGGAAGCTGGCGAACCAGATGCTTCCGACGCCGCACGTTGTCTCGACCGAAACAGAGAGTGTTGGGGACTGGAGACGCCTGGTCAGTCTGAAAGTCGTGGACCTACTGTTCGACAGCACGGTGAGCATTGCTCGCCTGCTGAAGACAGTGGCCGAAGACAAGAAGACAGGCAAGGCACTCCGGCACAACGCCAAACTCTGGAGCCCGCAGTCATACAAGAACATCGTCAACAGTGGCAAGGGGTTGACGGACGAGGAAATGGTTTTCAGGGGGAAATTTGACTCCATGTTGCCCGGGGACCCGCTCGAGGAATTACAGCGCGAAGCTGCTCAAGCACTGGCGAGTACCCTGGACTAGCTCACTCACACACACGACACACCAACCACGAGCCACATCTGGGCTCACACTCACACTCACACTCCGGGCGCGGTGACTCAGCGCCCTCTCTCACCTGTCGGACATCCAGCCGACACAAGCATCCAATGGACTGGACACCTGGAGGATCCGTGGGTAGTACCCCCGTTCGTCTTGCACGAGACCTGCTTAATACAGTGTCTTCGTGGAACGAAGGGGAACCCCGCGATCCGGTTGCAACTTAATCACCATAATCGATAAGCAAACCTAACCGGAAGTCCCCTTTAGCGATCGATTACTAATGCGGCACCTCCTTTCTTCCAGGGTCTTACAAAAC